CACGACTTCGTAGCCCGCGGCTTCGACCGCCGGCAGGTTTTCGAACAGCACGTCGCGTGCGCTTGCCTGGCACAGGTTCTCGAACAGCTTGCCGCCGTAGGTCTTCACGCGTTGCCATTTGCGGGTGTACTGATTCACGCCCATGTAACTGATCTGACCGCCGTCGTCGACGCGCGGCGCGATGTAGCAAAGCTGCCGGCCGCTCGGCATCTGGACGCGCAACCAGTTGCCGTCACGGCGCATCACCACGCGCCGCGCGCGCACGGTCGCGCCGGGCGAACAGATCGCCTGTATTGCCGCGTCTTTCAGTTCCGGCCAATAGCTCGACGTGGCCGGGTGCGCGCGGCGCCATAGACGTTTCAGGATGTCGCACGCGATATACACATCCTTGTCGAGCCCGAGCGTGCGCTTCTGTTTCGTTGCCCACTCCCACGCGTTGCGCGCTTCGCGCACCACTTCAGGATCGATCGCGTCGAGCGTCGCGAATACCGCCGCGCGAATGTCGTCGAGTTCCATCTTGTACGTGAGCGTGAACATCACGAACGCGCCGACTCCACCTTCGTACGCAAGCGCCAGTTCCTGCACCTTGCCGAGCTGGCGCATTGCCTTCGTGACATCGGCGGGGCTAACGCCGAACGATCGCGCGTACGCGAGGATGTACAGGTCAAGCCCGATGCCGGCGTCGTAATCGCGGAACGCCTGCAGCTTCCATTCTTCGCCGGTCAGCCAGGCGGCTTTGCGGCCTTCGATGTTTGACAGGTCGGATACGACCATCTTCTTACCGGGCGGCACGATGATCGAGCCCCGGACCACGTTCGCGGTCAGGCCCATGACGTTGCCGAAGATCTGGTCGGCGCAGTCGGACTTGAGCGCGTCGATACCCATTTCGGTATAGCGCTCGGCAGTGTCGTCGGCCAGCTTCGCGACGCCCATCTCGCGCATGATCAGCCCGATATCCGGCCGCGGCATGTTGCCCGGCTGGAATAGCCGGTGTGCCACGCGGCCGGTGCGGTTAGCGCCGCAGAACTGCATGAGCCCGCGCAGCCGGCCATCGCTCGACACGCCGCGCAGCAGCGTTTTGTATTTCGACGAGCTGGTCATCGTGGCTTCGAGCCGGATAGCCAGCAACTCGCGCAACGGGTCGGGCAGATCCGGGTCGTTGATCCGGCGTTCGAGCGTGGACTTCTTCATATCCGGCAGGTCGATGTCGTACTCTGCGAGCAAGTGCTTGAGCAGCTTGTCGCGCTGCGTGGCCTTCTCGACTTCGCCGTCGGTCAGTTCGAGCGTGCGCGCGGCGTGGCCCTTCTGTGCGCGGTCGATCGCGCGCACCGCGGCGCGTGCCAGTTCGGTATCCATCTGCATACCGCGCTGGTTGATGCGCATGTCCAGATGTGAGAACGCGAGTTCCTTTTTGTTGTTCGGATAATTCCACTTCGGCATCTTATTGTGGATCGCGCGCATCGCGGTGATGTCTTTGCCCGCGTACACGAGAAAGCGCGCCCACTCTGCCGGGTGCGTCAGGCGCGTGGCGCGGGTGCCGTCTTTCCTCGGCTTGCAGAACAACTGGATCAGCGCGTTGCCGTCTTTGCTCTTTGCCTGATCGTGTGCGACGTGGAATATCTGGCAGAGCATGTCGAGCGAGCCCGGCAGGCTGTGCGCGTATGCCTGCACCATCGTGTCGCGCCACTTTTCCAGCGGCATGCGCGCGTGCAGCTCGGGCATGCCGTGACGCAAAACGGTGTAGTCGAACATGTTCCCGTTTTGCCACCAGTATTCGTCGGCTTCGTCGATCGCGAAGTCGAGTTCATCGGGCATCGGTGCGCCGGTCGTGCGGTCCCATATGCCGACGGGGCCGTCGTCAACGGTCCACGTGATGATCATTATCTCGACGGGCTCGGCGTAAATGTGCGTGCCCGACTTGAGCGGCGTCGGGCTGTAGGTTTCTGTGTCAAGCCAGAGTTTCATTACGCATCCAGTCCGCGTGCTTTGCGAAAAAGAGCGGCTTGAAACTTTACCCGCATGTCGTCGTCGGGCGGGTAGATGCCGAAATGCCTGTCAACGACTTCAAGCACTTGAGCGACAGTTAGCGTCATCGCGGGCGCTGGCGCAGCGGGGTTTGCAGGTGCGCCCCACGCGGCTCTGAACATCGCTACGACTTGCCGGTGCGCTTTGCTTCCGCCGCCTTCATCGTTGACTTTTGCGCACACCGCGATCTTGCGCAATAGCGCTTCCAGATTTTCCGTAATCGTCACAAAAGCTCCAATTGTTCAAACGGCATATCAGGCCAGGTGCCCCAACCCTTCTTCGAGTTCTCGCGCCAGTGGATCACCCGCATGTTCCAGTGCACATGCAGGCCGCAGACCAGCTTCCCCGCCAGCGGCACGATGTGATCCACCACGTACAGTTCGCCCGTCGCCTTCGTCATCATCTCGGCCTGCCGGTACATCGAGCGGATCGCTTTCAGATCCGCCCACTTCGGTGTCGCTTGCCACTCCCGCCGCCTGCGTCGCTTGCCACCCAAAGTGCCACCATGAATCACGGGGGCGCGTCGCTTCTGAACAATAAAGAGCGGGCCAACGTGGTAACCCGTCGTGAGGGCAAGCGTAAGCTGGCCGCTCGGTTCCATTACGATTGAAGTGGCACTCGCGCGAACCACGGCGATGCGTGGTGCACTCGTAACGGCCGACGGTGCCGGTCCAGATATACGCGCCGCAGTCGCAGTCAACATGGCCGCTATCCTTGAGAATATTTTTGATGACACGGAAGCGCGTCCCGCCGCAGCCCTTGCACTTCCAGCCGCGCACGTAGTCGTCGGGATGCTTCGGCAACGTGTAACGCAGCTTGCACTTCTCACGGCTGCAGCGGACATACCAGCGCGCCATGCTCAGGCAAACAGAAAGACTGCGGCCAGCGAGCTGATCATTCCCGCAATCGCGCCGACGACTGCTGTGAGCACGTTCGGGTGCGCGGACAGCATCACGAACAGCAGGCAACCGATAACCGGGCCGAGAAACACAACCAGCAGACAGAGCCACAACATGATTGATCCCTTTATTTAGTACTGCTAAACCGGCATGCTCTGACTTTGGCGCTAATGAATTAAGCGCACTCCGGCGCCGTGAGTCTTCGTTCGCGGGCGACGCAGGTTAGCGAGTCAGAGCTTTGCGCCACGCAGCCGGGCGTGACTTGGAGACGTGCGCCCCACTCTTAAGTGAATCGGTTGCCGTACTGTCGGCTCCGGTGGTAGCGCTTAGCCGATCGCGCCAACCGATTCACGTAAGAGCCCCGCCCGAAGGCGGGACCGGGCCGGGTGTACTCTGCGGCGCCGACCGCCGCGTACCCGGTCCATTGCTTTAACTTGCTGCTTCTATCGCCTTTTGAATCTCGCTATCGACCGCCAACAGTGCTTCGACGACCGCAAGCCCACGATCCTTGATGTCTTTCGGTGACATCCCTTGCTGCCCGGCAGTCAAAATCGCTGACCGTGCAGATTCGAGAATAAAGGCGGCTTTTTCGGCGGTAATCGTTTTCATGCTGCCGCCTCTGCGTCGATCTGCGAATGCACCTGGCCGAAGAACGCGTCGGCCGCATGCTTGATGCTGTCGTTCACCGTCACCAGTTGCGCAACCGCGAACAGTGCATCGCTTTCCAGCTGGCCAGCCACGATGTGCTTGCTGTTCGTGTCGAGCGTCGGTGCGAGGCTAGGCGCGGACGTACTGGCATCGGTGGCAGCACCAGCGGGCGACGTGCCCGCATCGGCGTTTGGGGCGTCAGCCGGTGTGGACTCCGGGTCGGTGATCGTAGAAGCCGGCGAGGATTCGGCGATACTCACACTGGCTGCAGGGGCCGACTCGACCGCACCAGCATCGACGTTTCCCGCGTCAGACCCAGCCGAAGTGCTCGCGTCGGATTCGGTTGAGGGTTCCGATGACGGATTCGCCGCCGTCACGGCCGGGACGTTTCCCAGGTCACCTTGCGCCGACGGTGCGGTGCCATCCGGCGTACTGGTCGACGAACTGTCGGGCGTCGTCGATGCTGCGGGGTCGGTTTGGGTCGCTGTCTGATCCGAAGACGGGATAACGGCCGGTGTGTCGGTCGTGCCAGATGAAGCCTGTTCGGCAGGGACCGAGACAGACGTATCGGGCTCCCCCGCGTCACTCACCGCGACAGGCGGCTCGGCGGTGATCGGGGTGGACGAGTCGACGATCGTGAAGTCGGCTTCGTTGGCGAAGTCGCGGGCCGGTGCTTCGAAAATATCCCCGGTCAAGTTGTTCTTGATGCGTGCCATTTGATACCTCTGATCTGGATAGGTTAGTGAATTGCCCGGCTCGCACCGGGCGGGCCCCTTTACGCGATATCGTCTTCGGTTTCCGGTGCTTCGATCTCGTCGAAGTCGTCTTCGCTAACCGGCGTGCCGGCGCTGAATGCGTCGCCATCCTTGACGAACTGGACGCCCCGCAGCGTCGCGCGGATACCCTTGCCGAACTTGTTGTCCTGCGCCCAGATCTCAACGGTGCCGTTGACGTAGCAGCCGGCGTACGGCTTGCCGTCCGATTCGGTGAGCGGTGCCTTGTCGTTGTCGACGATCAGCGGGCGACCCTTGTCCTGGCCGCGCGACGCGGACAGCACGAAGTTGCCTTCGTAGCCGTCGTATTCCTTGATCGCGCCGTCGTACCAGCAGTACTTCTGCGGGTTGCCTTCGAGCGTCTTGAGGATCGCGGCCGCCTTGGCCTTCCACGCTTCGGATGCAACGGCTTCGATCACCTTGCCCATCGTGGTTTTCTTCCACGACTTGTCGGCCTGCTGCAGCATCACCGGCCGGTCTTCGGGTTGCAGGAACGCGGCGCGGTAGCTGAACGGGCCGGCGCCTTCGAACTGGACAGCGGTGAACAGGTCCGGGAACGACAGACGAGCATTCAGAAGTTTGACGATTGCCATGATGGTTATTCCTTGAAGTAAGTCGGGTATTGCAGACGCACGCGCGCGATTGCGGCTTCGATGACCATTTCGCGTTGCAGCGGGTCTGCGATGTTTTGCGCTTCGAACGCCGCCCGCGCAAGGGCCATGCGCGCGTCGGGCGGCAGTAACGCGCTGAAAAGACGGGGCCGTATAAAGAAACGCGGGTCGTGGTTCATTTGTCCAGCTCCGTGATCAGTGCATCGGCCTGCGCTACGGCGCCCTGCGCGAAGTCGGCGGGTTTCACTTCGGCATCCGCTGACTTGATCAGCAGGGCGTGCAGCGTGGCGATTGCGATCCGGTCACGGCGCGTCTTGGTGCGCAGCGCCGTAGCGCGAATAGCTTCGTCACGCTTGGCCAGTTCGCTGAATGCCAGCAGCCGATTCATGCCGGTCGAAACGAGTGCGTCGAGGATTTCGCGGTCGGTTAGCATGGCCCGCCATCCCTATCTAGTTTCGCGATCAGCGCGTCGGCGATGCGCAAGGCGCGCAGCGCAACATTGCTAACTTCGTCGTTGTAATCGGCCATTGTTTGGCCCCGCGGGTTGAACCGAACGGAAGCTAGAGCAGCGGTGGCGATTCGCTCACGCCGCTCTTTGCGCCGACGGATCTGTTCTTCCTCAGCCACACGTTGAAGCGCTTCGTCAGAGACCCCTAACATAGGTCACCCCCGTCGGCTTCGGCCGGCACTGCGGTCACTTCAAACGTGTACGTCGGGCCATCGCTGCTGTAAGACACAACTTCGAAATCATCAGCGGGCGGCGCGATGACCAGCGCCGGGCGCTTGTCGGATTCGGGCGCCACCGACGGCGAGCCGTCGCGCTGCGTGATCAGCGCTTCGACCTTCTTCCAGCGGCGCGGCGATTCTTTGGCGAGCAGCTTGTCGGCCTGCGTCGGGCTGATCAGCTTGAAGTTGTACATCTGCTCCTGTTTCAGGCGCATCGACTTGAGCAGCGCTTCGGCTTCTTCGGTGCTCAACCACTGGCGTGCGCCGCGGCGGCCCTGCACCAGCTTCACGCCGGGCACCACGTTGCCGTTCAGTAGTTCGTGCTCGATGCGCCCGCGCACTGCCTTTGCCCACGAGTCGATCAGGTCGAGCGATTCGTAGATCGTGCCGAGCTCGTCGTTGCCGAGCATTTCGACGGTCGAGCCTTCACCCCACACAGCGTTGTGCGCGAGCGTCTCGAAATCCTCGCCGATCGTTTCCTCGACGTGCTTCGCCAGTGCCGGGCATACGGCCTTCGCCTTGCAGAAACGGCATTGGTCTTCGCCCGGCTTGTAGTCGCCAAGCGTGAGCGGCACGAAGTCGACCGACTCGACGTAGAGCATCGCCTGCTCGGCTGCCGGCTTCGCGACGGTATTTATCCACGTATTCAACTCGTCGACCGACAGTTCCCATTCGCTGGGCGTGTCGCTCAACCGGGGTTGATAGATGTTGATCTTCACCCTGTCGAAGTCGACGAACGCGCCGTGTTCTTCGAGAGCCGCGCTCGCGTAGAACATGCCCTGATAGTGGTTCACCGCTGACACAGGCCGGTGACCGTCTTTCAGATCCGACACGTCGATCAGCGCGCGACCGTCGGGCCACGTAACGATCAACACACAATCAATCGTGCCCTTCGCGCCTTTCTCGCCGGTGATGTGCTCGATCGATAGCCGCTGCTCGACGAACATCACTACAGTGGCGCCGGTTAGCTCGTACGCCTTGATGCGCTCGCGGATGCCGCCGACGTACATCTGCACGCGCTCGGCGCGTTCATCGTCGACTTCGAATTCCCACTCACTGACCTTGATGATTCGGCCAAGGTAGGCGTCTGCGTCGTTGCCCGACGTCAGACACCAGGCCGAAACCTCATGCGTAGCGGTTCCGCTTGCCGCATCTTCGTTCTCGTTGTCCGGTTGACCGAGCTGCGCGGCGGTGGACGCCTTGCACTCGATCATCGTTACCGCACCGGACGGCGAGAGCAAAGCGTGCTCGCGTTCTTCAATGACGTCGGACATGGCCGCTTACTCCGAAGCCATCGAAGCAGTCGCGTCGACCTTGCCCGCGAGCACTTCAAGGCAAAGCGTGAAGAAGTCTTCGTATTGCGACTCGTCGAGTCCCTTCTTGTTGTCCTTGGGCGTGACAGCCTGGACGCCGAAGCGGCCGAGCACCGCCGTCGCCTGATCGCGGCCGATCAGCGCGTTGATGCCGAGCACGGCCTTACGCACGTTGTCGAGATCGGGCGCGGCGTCTTTCAGTTCAGCGAACTTCGCCGCCGTCTTTTCCGCCCAAGGCTGCAGCTCGGTCGGCTCGCTCGAAGATGACTCGCCAGTCGGTGCAGACGGTTCGCCAGATGCAGCCGGGGCATCGTCCGCAGGCGCAGCCTTCGCCGCTTCCGGCTTTTTTGCGTCCGCCGCCTTCTGCGCCTTGACGACCGCTTTGACTGCCGGCGACGAGTGCGCCTCGGCCGTGGCCTGCGCGTTCTTCACGACACCGCCCGCGAGCAGCGCGGCGGTCAGTTCCTTGAGCGCCGCGGTATTGGCGGCGAGTTGTTCTTCGAGACTCATGTTGAGGACTCCTTCTTTTGAAAGTGTTAAAGCGTGGCGGCGATCCGCCTCTGCAATTGCCCGTGACAGCCCTTTCTCGCCCTGAAAACCGATGATTGCGCAACGGGTCGAATGTGTGAGACTCGTCCGGTACACCTCAAAACCCTTGGCGCCTACGCGTAGGACCCAATGGGTTTTGTTCTCGTAAGCGATGTCGGATTCTCTGTACATACCTAGTTAAAGAAAGGTGCAAGCGCAGTCCAAAGCACAACCACCAGACCCGTCAGGGTGAATACGCCGCCCATCAGCAGCCGCCGAGTTCGCTGGCGACGCCTTCGCTGATCAGGTTCGCCGCGACTTCGCGCAGCAGATGGGCCGTCAGCGTTCCAGCACCGCCAACCGACAACCGGACCAGTTCAAGCAGGTCTTTCGCGAGTGTGCTCATTTCCGTCTCCCTGTCAGGCGTGTTTGGCAACGCCGTACACGTAATGTAGGGCGACGCGGAACACATGTCAAGCGTTACCGTACATCACAGACGAAAAAATACCCGCAATCAGCGGGTATCGGTCAGAACCGGGGTAGAACTGTCAGGTGGTGCCGTTCCAGTAGGCCCGATGGTGCCGTGTGTTGCGGCCACGCCAGTGGACCACGGCAGTGGAAACCACGAACAGCGCGGCGAATCCGGTCGCGGCGTACGCGAGTTGTGTGGCGATGTGTTCGATCATTTTAATGTTCCCTCCATTGTCCAGTGACGACGCCGAGCACCTGGCAGTGGTCGTCGAACGGAAGATACTTGTTCGGCCAGCTCGGGTTCAGTGCGTGCAGCAATACAGAACCATCATTCTCTACCAGATACTGCTTGAACGTCGGCACCGATTCGCCGCGGCGCATGACGATCACCAGCTTTTTATGCGAGACATCGCGCCGCGTGCTCACCGAGATCAGATCCCCGTCCCGGAACGACGTGTCGCCGCCAGGGTTGTACATGCTCTCCCCTACCACCCGAAGAACGAACTCACCCTCGTACGGGCTCGTTACCCATTCCACGGAGTCTCCCAAGTCTTTTGCATTCAATTTCTCACCCCATAACCCGGCCTGCGCCCAAGAGATGACCGGTAACTTTCCGGCCGGTTGGTCTGTGCCGGCCACGTTTCGGTCTATCAATGTACGCGAGGTGCTTCTTTGCGATTCGGTGATTAAGGGTGTTTTTACCGGGCTATCTTCCAGCAAATATTCCACCGTCGTGCGTAAGGCGTCGGCCAGCCTGACAAGTTTCGCCTGATCTGGACGGGTGTGCCCGTTCTCCCAATCCGACACCGAAGATCGCGTGATCCCAAACACCGCGCCGAGTTGCGCCAGGGTCAGACCGTTCTCTTTCCGCTTCTCACGGATGCGCGCGCCGAGTGTCATGACGATTTTCCCCATACATTATGTTGACTGTACGGTGACGCCTGACTAGAATGTTCGGAAATGCCTAACGTGAGTGAGAGGTAACCGGTGTCGATGATCAGAAACGCAGTTGAGAAGGCCGGTAAGGCGGGGGCGGTGGCACGTAAATTGGGCATATCGCGAATCTCCGTGTACGAATGGGTTGAAAAGGATCGTCTCCCGCCTGACCGCGTGCTCGCGCTCGCCGAGCTAACCAGCTGGGAATTCACTCCCCACATGCTCGCCCCTGAACGGTATCCAAATCCGACTGACGGCTTACCCGTCGCGGTGTAAGGTCAAGCCTAACACGGACCGAACATTAGCGGAAAAATAAGGGCTCTAGGGATTTCCCCTACGAGTCGTGGGGTTATTGCGTCTTACGAAAAGGGGATTGCGTGGCTGCTTATTACAACGAAATCGACCCCTACGCCGCGCAGTGGCTGCGCAATCTGATCGCGGCGGGGCATATCGCGCCGGGTGATGTCGATGAACGGAGCATAGAGGATGTACGACCCGACGATCTTAAGCAGTACACACAGTGCCACTTCTTCGCCGGAATCGGCGTCTGGTCTTACGCCTTGCGACTCGCTGGCTGGTCTGACGACGAACCAGTCTGGACAATGTCATGCCCCTGCCAGCCTTTCAGCGCGGCAGGCAAAGGCGCTGGGTTTGATGACGAGCGGCACCTGTGGCCGTCCGCTCAATGGCTCGTCGCAGAGCGCCGGCCTGCAGTCGTGTTTGGTGAACAGGTTGCAAGCAAAGACGCAGAATCTTGGCTCGACCTTGTTTCGCTTGACCTGGAAGGATTGGGCTATGCCTTCGGGGCGACTGCTTTCCCGTCTGCGGGCGTCGGTGCTCCGCACATCCGCGACCGAACGTACTTCGTGGCCCACGCCAACGACGCGCGATCACAAGGACGGCAGCGAGTGCGCGAACGTGGCACTGAACGCTCTGCTGGGTCGGGTGGCGTGGCTGGCATCGTGGCCGACACCTGCGGCGCACGAATTCCTATCGGTGGACATGGAGCGACTTCAGGCGCGGCGGGCAGCACTGGCGGCGAAGCAAGGCAACAACGGATTCGGCCTGACGCTGGGGCAAGCAGCGCCGCTGTTGGCCGGCTGGTCGACACCAGTGGCGAACGACTCGACGGGTTCGACCCATTGCTACAGTGGGAAAAATCCAGACGGGTCGCCGGGCATAGCCTGGAAGCTGTCGGGCGCGGCCCGGTTAATGGCTTCTGGCGAGCTGCTGACTGGATATCTTGCCGGGATGATCGGTGGCGGCCAGTTGAACCCGGCACATTCCCGCTGGCTAATGGGGCTCCCTCCCGAGTGGGACGACTGCGCGCCTACGGTAACGCGATCAACGCGGAAGCCGCGCGCTGTTTCATCGAAGCCGCGAGCGAAGCGCTCGCGGCTTCGACCTCATTTGACGACGGCGCAGACCTTCTATGAATAACGAAATCCTGGTCGCCGCGCTCACGCCGATCGTCTCGCGCGTCGTCACTTCCCATTGCTGGGTCAAGCGCGACGGCAAGATGTCGCATACGAATCAACCGCTCACCGTTGATAAATTAAAAAAGCACGTCAACGGCTCGGGTTCGGCGTACGGCGCCGCGCAGATCGAGCCCGGCGCCAGCACCACGCTGATTGCGCTGCTCGATCTCGACTCGCACAAGGGCGAGACACCCTGGCCCGAGATGCAGGCCGCGGCGCTCAAGATCATGGCCGCGATGGAACAGTTCGGCTGGCGCCCTATTCCGTTCCGCTCGTCGGGCGGTGCGGGGCTGCACATCTATCTGTTGTGGGACGCGCCGCAGGATGCGTACAGCGTGCGCTATGGCTTGCGCACCGTGCTTGAAATGTGCGGCCTGCGTTCCGGCGTGGCCGGCGTCTCGCGCGGTGAAGTCGAGATCTTCCCGAAGCAGAACAGCGTGCCGGCCGACGGCTTCGGCAATATGTTCGTGCTGCCGCTGGCCGGCGCATCGGTGCCGCTCGATTCGTTCGAGCTCGACGACATGCCGAAAGACTACGCCGTCGAGATGGACTGGCCGGTGTCGCTGCCCTGCCCGGTCGTCGAGCGCGAGCAGCCTGTCGCGCCCACCGTCGGCGAAGTGTCGGTCGAGCTCGACCAGGTGCGCGCCGCGCTCGATGCGATCCCCAACTCGGGCGATGACGAACTCGATTACGAGGCGTGGCGCAACATCATATTCGCGCTGCATCACGCGACGAGCGGATCCGATGACGGGCTCGCGCTCGCGCATGACTTCTCGGCCAGGTCGAGCAAGTACGCGCCCGACTTCCTGAATGAGCGCGTGTGGCCGCATATCAAGCAGGCGCACGACGGCGAGCGCGGCGCGATCACCGCGCGCACGATCCTGCACACCGCGCGCGAGTACGGGTGGCAGGATCCGATCGAAGACGACTTCGAAGTCATCACCACCACGCCCGGTGAAGCGCCGCAGCGCTCGCGGCCCGGGTTCAAACGCAATAACAATGGCGAGATCCTTGCCATTATCGAGAACGTGGTCAAGGGGCTCGCCGACCCGTTCGAAGCCGGCGCGCATATCCGCTTCGACGAGTTCCGCGCCGAGATCATGCTTGCCGCACAGGGCACCGACGACTGGCGCGGCTTCACCGATGCCGACTACACGCGCCTGCAGATCAGACTTGAGCAGCAGGGGTTTAAAAAGCTCACAAAAGAAATGCTGCGCGACGGTGTCTGGCTCGTGGCCGATGACAACCGCTTCGACAGCGCGATCCAGTGGCTGCGCACGCTTGAATGGGATGGCGTGCCGCGCATCGAGTCGTTCCTGATTACCTATATGGGCGTCACCGACAGCGAGTACGTGCGCGCGGTGTCGCGCTACATGTGGACGGCACTCGCTGGGCGCGTGCTGTCGCCGGGCTGCGAGGCGCCGATGGCGCCTGTGTTCGTCGGCAGGCAGGGCGCCGGCAAGACGCGCGCGGTCAAGGCGCTCGCGCCGGCCATTGACTTCTATTCCGAACTGAACCTCGCCGAGCGCGACGCGGAAGCCTCGCGGCGCATGCGCGGCCGGCTCGTGCTTGAGCTGGGCGAACTGCGTGGACTGCACACGCGCGACGCCGAGTCGATCAAGGCGTTTATCAGCCGCACACACGAGGAATGGCGAACGCTTTACAAAGAGTTCAACACACATTTCGCCCGGCGCTTCCTGTTCTTCGGCACCACCAATCAGGAAGAATTCCTCGGTGACGAGACGGGCGAGCGGCGCTGGTTGCCGATCATGGTTGGTCAGTGTGACCCCGAAGGCATCTCGCGCGACTGCCTTCAATTGTGGGCCGAAGCCTGCGTTGTGTACGACCTGACCGATATCGACTGGCGCGACGCCGAACGCCTCGCGGTGCACGTACACGCCGAACACAAGATCTCCGATGCGTGGACCCCGATTGTCGATCAGTGGCTCGACACGCCGGGCGATTTCGAAGACGAGACCAGCACGCCACGAATGCGCGATTTTTTACGCGCTAATGACGTATTGATTGACGCGCTTCGGTTTGATGCGAAATCCATTTCTAAGCGTGAAGAACAACGTATTGGAAAAGTTTTGCAGGCTTTGGGGTATGCGCGCGACTTCAGATCCGTCAACAAAAAGCAGGTAAGGGTGTGGGTTAAGCCCACCTAAACCACCTACACCACCTGAAATTTAGAGTTGGTGTAGGTACGAAGCCTTGATGGGCTTGGGTTTGAACCACCTACACCAACTACACCATCTACCTAGTTATTACGCGCGCAGAAGTATAGGGAGAAATTAGTAAGTTTCCAAAACAGGTGGTGTGGTCGGTGTAGGTGGTGTACGTAAATTTCTACGCGTTCAGAGGTGCCGAATATGAAAAAGATGATCGGGGTAAATGAGCGCGGTTTGCGTGTTGGTCAGGACCACCAGCGCGCGAAATTGAGCGATGCCGCCGTGGAACTGATACGCCGGCTACACGAGGATGGGATGTCGTACACCGTGATCGCGGTCAAGTTCGAGATCAGCCGCATGCAGGTGTGGCGGATATGCAATTACCGCGTGCGCGCCCAGGCCGCGGTGAAGTTCAGACAGCAGCCGTAACCATACGTCAACCGTTGCCTTGCACGATTCGGTGCATGGCACAGGAAAGCACATACACCCCCGAACTGGCTGACGAGATTTGCGAGCGCATCGCGAATGGCGAGACTTTGCGCGAAATTACGCGCGACTCTCACATGCCGTCTTACCGCTCGGTCTATCGTTGGCGTGAAGCGTTCCCTGAATTCGCGTCACGCATCGCGCATGCGCGTGATTGCGGCTTCGATGTCATCGCCGAGGGGACGATTGAAATTCTCGATACCCCGCCAGAACGCTGCATGACCGAGCACGGCGACAAAGTCGATACCGGCTATGTGCAGTGGCAAAAGAACCGCGCGGAACAGCGCCTGAAACTGCTCGCGAAGTGGTCGCCACGGTACAGCGATCGGCTCGACCTGACTTCAGCAGGGCAACCTCTGAGCATGACCGCCGAAGAACGCGCCGCCAAGCTGGCCGCGCTCACCGCAGCAGCTGCGAAGCGCAAGGCCGAACAGGAAGACGGCGATGACCTTCTCTAACGACTGCGCGCTGCGCCCGGCTGAACACGTGCACGAGGATTACACCGAGCTATGCGAAGCGCTCGACGTGGATGCCGCGATCATCAAGGCCTGCGCACATTGCCGCAGCACGCTTTTCCACATCGCCCGCGTGAGCGAAGACAGCCCCACACGTCTGTTCTGCTCGGACTGCCTGACCGAAATCACGGTATGAACGCCGCCGAGCTGGAAGCCCTGCGGCCGTACATGACGGCCGAGGAACGCGCCGAAGTCGACATGCTGCTCGCCACCTATACGC